AACAAATGGAATTGCTTTGTCGTCGATCCAAGATTGTATCTGTTTTCGTTGTGCCTCATCTCTGACCACATACTCTTTCAGAGTCTTAGGCCTGTATTTTTCTACCCATAAATCTTTCATACTGTTATATTACAGAAGTTTCCTTCGCTTGTCTATATAATTGTTCCGAGGCCATGTTCTTACCTTTGGCCTCCACCTGTATGTCGAAGTTCTCCGAGAAGCTCAATGCCCAGTCATTTACTGCCCTGTTTGGTAATAGGTCTGAATGTGCCCTCAGTTTCTGTTTCTTGCAACCACGCTCCAACAACATCTTGATGTCGTGCATCTCGGTGTGTGTGCGATCTCCTAGATCGGCAACCGCTAGATGTTCATCTCTTGAGTAGGAGTAATGCATACTGGGTCTCTGTCCACGCCATGAATCTATCACACGTTTGACCCTGTCATCTGTAGGTTGGATGTATTCCTCGTCACGGATCCAATGATGATGGATGTCCAAGACCAATGCCAGGTCCTTTTCCAGTTCTAGGCTCTTCTCCAGTCCGTGTCCCATCTCGTCATTCTCGATGGTTATGAGATTCCTTGCTTCTTGAGAAAGTTTTGGTAGTGCTTTACGAATACCTTCTGGTCCTTGTCTGCCAGAGATGTGTACGTTTATCTTGCAACCGTCCTGGAATGTCCGGCCGAAGCCCATCCATCTGGCCATGTCCGCATGGTACTCGAATTCCTCTATGCTTCGTTCAACTATGTCTGGTGTGTCTGATGCCAGCACACAGAACTGTCCTGGATGGAATGACACCTTGACGTCCAACTTCCTGGCCATCTCACCTACGGGTGCGAACAGGTTTGCCAGGTGACCCTGTATGTCTTTTTGTTGCCACCATGACTTCCAGTCTTTCTCGGTGTAGCCCTGTAGCATCTCTGATCCCAACCTCACCATCCTGCGTTCCGGTGGCAGTGTGCCCACGCGTTCTATCAGTCTACGTGCGGCGGTGGTGTTGTGGGTCATGATGTCCCACTGTCGCTGTTCGGCCTCTTCCTTGTGTTCACGTAGCCAACGCATCGTGGTTGATCTTCCGTTGAGATCCCGGTCCTTGGCATTGACTTTCATGCCGCCAAACTCCGACTCGTCATTGAGCCATTTGCAACAGAAGCCAAAACGCTGTATCATCTTACAATTATAGCACGGATTGATTATTTGTCAATTTGTGATTGTGCCCAATCATTGATGAGTCCAGACACTTTCAGTTTGAATTTTGAGTCTCTGTCAACATCTCTCAAGATCTTGTTGGCTTTCGCCAGTTGTAGACCCTGTGCCACGGGCACTTGAATGGCCACGGCTGTCTTTTTCCGTTGTTTCCTCAGTGCCTGTACCCTGTGCCAACCATCTAGTAATATAAAGTATCCCGAGTCTTTGATCGGTGCCACTAGTATGGGCTTCTGTGTCTTACTCTTTGTGAGTGACTTTATCCAGAACCTCTTTTCTTGGTTCAATGGTCGTTCAACCCCCAGTCCTATGTCCGCCATGGTTACTAGTTTCTTGATGTCCACTTTAATCTTTTTCATTTGATCCAATCAAACACTTTGCTATACCATAAATTTCGTCATTGTCATGTGAATGTGATATCATTATCGTGTTTCCTGGTTTGTGATTGAAAAAGTCGCAAACCTCATAATATCTTTGTTTGTATTTTTTCACTAGGTGATCTATTGGGAGCCTATCCAAGTAATACTTTCCTAGCATAACGCTAGCGAATGATATCATTCTGTGTTTGTTCTGTAGCCATATGGAATCTTTCTTTTCATTTTTTAGCCATCTCACACCTATACGACTCCAATGCAGACCATAACATTTGCTAAGGCTCATCGCCAAACCTTTAATACATGGTTCGTTCAAATCTAAATTAATGTCCCAGGAGGTAGGTAACCATGCACAATCCAGGTATACATTGATGCCCAGGTCGTTGCATTTTTTAATGATAGCCTCGTAATCCTTGTGTGGACCGCCATACTTGGGAAAAGGATATTCCAGGATCAATGGTTTTCCTGTAACAAGTGTGTCCACCGTGGAGAGTTTGACTTTTGGATCTAGTTTTTTATAGTACCCATACCCACCCAAGTGTTGGATATTCTCTAGACCATGCGTCATTATCAACTGATCGAGGAAATGATTACACCCTACAATGACGTCCCTTTGTTTGAACTTTTCTAAACCCGACACAGAGAATGATTCGTTATTCTCAATGGATTTTTCAAAAGACGAGATAAATTCCTCATAGGTTGAGATCACATATTTCATTGTTTGATTGTCATGATTTTGAAAGAATCGTACCTTTAGTTCCAGCAACGATTTGTCATTAGATAGCGGTGGTACCCATCCTTGCTGTATGTCGTCGTGATCGAAATTTTCTTTAGTCATTGCCAGGCAGTGATGTCATCTGTCTCATGCCACCGGTGTTGATGTAGCCTGCTTTCAATCTGTTCTGTTCTGGTTCTTCTTCTGACACTAATAAGATGTCGTTTTCGTCGATCATCCGCACTTCCAACTCTTCGCCGTTTCTCTTGACTTTCAGTGCTCTTGACCATCTTCCATGCGCCACTAACAACCATTCGCCGATTTTGACATCATTTTGCTCTTTGCCCACAGCGTACACCTTTGCCCACCTTGGATGTATGCCTGATTCTGTGCCGTCATCGTCCGTGAGTATTATTCCACCAGCGGTCCTGGTCTCTCCGAAGTGCATGTCTGAAACTAAAACTCTCTTCTTAAGTGGTGTAATGTCGTAGTCAACGGTGTACGATTTTCCACCGTGTGATCCGAATCCCTTAGATTGTAAGTCTTCTATCTGTCCCATATTGGACTATATTAACAGATTTATTCCAGTCCGTCAAGAGCCGCGTCTATGCCCTTTTTCTCTGTGGTCTCTGTATTGGGTTTGAACGTCGCCACCGGTGTGGGTTCTTTTTTTATTTTTAGTTCTGGTTCCTGTTGTTGGCTCTCGGTTCTAGTTATAGGTGTAATTTTCTGAATGGTCTGTTTTGGCTGTGTCTTAGGTGCTGGCATTGTTTTACCTTTGATAGGAGTGTCATCGACCTTGCCTTTTGGTTGCTCGTAGTATTTCTGTATGACTTCAGACTTTGGCTTTAAAATTTGTCCGCTTTGACCTAAAATGTCACCACGGGCATTAACATTCATGTTACCAACCGCTCTCACGGATTCGTTTGTTGCTCGTAATTTCTCTATATCTACCATACGTCCCTGCATGGTTCTGTACATTCTTTTTCTGGGTGCTCTTGCTACCATTATAATATGCTCCTATTATACAGATTACTTATCATCTCAGGAATTCCGTGATATCTAAATTGTACAGCAAAGGATTTATCTTGTGTACTCCTATCAGGAACAGGCAGAAACTGGCTACGGAACTGCCCCTACCAACACCCCATACCACATTGTTTGCACGGAGAGTGTCAACAAAATATATCAGAAACTGTAGTACATTGATAAAATTTTTCTTTTCAAACAGCTCGTATTCTTTTTCCACTCTCAGACGTTCATCAGTGGATTGGCATTTTTCCAACAACCATTCTAACACGTTAATTTTATAATATTTCTCCGGCATGTGCCACTGGTTTATATTTTTAAGATCAAAATCTCGAAGCGATTCACGGCTCGGTGGCTTTTGAAGCACAGGCAGATCTATGCCCAGCTCTTTTATTGCTTGGGAATATTTCTCAATGTCGTGGAAGTATAATCTTGAAATATCAAACCCTGGATCGTTGTACAGCAATTCGATCGCGTCATCCTCCGAGAAGATGACATCACCGTGATCATTTGTTTTTGTCTTTTCCACCATCTAGCACCTTTGGATTGAACTCAAATACTTTAGCATGTTCTTCTTGCTGTTTGTCAATCTTTTTGTTAGATGCGTCCCAACTAAAGTGTCCTGTGTATATGCCTTTGTCAAGTTCTTCGTCATAAGTTGCCGTGTCTGGCCTCAACCACCATGGATCAAATTTTTCAAATTTTTCCGAGAACCAGTCAGGCCTATCTAACAGTATAAGCTCTTTGCTGTCTTTGTCAACTGTGTAGGTAATACCATCGCCCTGCCATGATGACAGTTCAATGTTATCAATCACTATTTTGCTATCAAGTATGGAATTGGCCTTGCAGAAGCACACTGCCGCCATGATCTGATCATAGGGGGGTCTTGGTAATTCAATGAACCTATTTGTACTATTCGATCTAAGAACAGCATAGAGTTTCTCATCACGCCATGTTGTGATAGTGTTGGCGAACACCCTCTCGAATAGATTTTTCAATCTATCAAAGTATCTGGTCTGTTCCGACAAGTCAGCAGTGTGTGCAGACAAAGATATTTTCACACAATATTCGTTGGGGAACAGTTCACCATCCACTATGATTATTGATTTGAATTTGGTCTTCCAGGAGAAAGAGTTTGACATTAGGAATATTTACTATTCCATGTTGATCAAGTCGCCTAGGTCTGGTTCGTTTCTCAACTTCTTTCTGTTTTCGTGCCATGATTCGACACGTCTTTGTCTTATTGCGTCTTGATAGGTATACAATGCTCTTTGTAGTTCAGACAGTAGTTCAGGATTGCGACCTCTTCTTGCTATTGCCACTTTGCGAGACAGTTCCTTGATCCTCTTTGAAATGTCTTCGTCTGACATGTTAGATATTTCTTCTTGTAATGGATGGAAGTACATCACCCTCTCCTACTGTTAGATGTAGTTATTGCCCAACTGGTGCATTAATATCGTCGTCCCCGCGTCTGGGGTCATGAATTCATACAGGTATCTGCCCGAGGTCGGCACAGTTATGGTGTCTGAACTGCCATCCCCGCCCGAAACGTTGCCCGCGACTAGCACAGAACTTGGTATCGTGATAGTGTGTGCCGTGCTGGACACTGTTACATCCAGTACAATCCTGCCCAGTGAGTTCGTTGCTGGTAGATTTGTGAAACTGAGCGTGATTGAACCGTTGGTGGTCAAAGTTTGGTAATGACCGTTTTCATGATTAAGAGCGATAGATCCTGACGTTGTACCGTGTGCGTACACTGTTTCCGATGTGTCCTTCAGTTTGGCCCTTGTTATTTCGTTGTCGGTGAAATTGTTCGAAGCGTTGAGATTGGCCTTGTTGGTCTGTAGTGCCTCGATCTCGGTCTTGGCCTCTGTGAAATTGTTTTTGATGGAGGTGAAATTGTCCCGAAACCCCTGCGAGCTGTTGTCCTGTCCGGCAGTGGGATAGGTGCCGTCTATGTTTCCTGGTACTATGTTGCTGGCCATTATAATGTTCCTTTGTCTCTAAATTTTAGATATTTATCGTTCAATCTGTCCACCGTTATAATTGTGCCATCTGCGGGTGGTGTTTTCCTGAAGATTATCGTTGTTTTTTTACTACCGGCATCGTGTGATAGATCTATGCCATATTCGTGATCAGCGGATCTGAGATCTGTGTCAGCGGTCAGGAAGTCCGGATCCAGATAATTGTCGGCACTGGCTCCGTTCAATCCCACGTAAACAATGCTGTCTCCTTCTTTTACCAAAATATCTTCATCATGGACTATCTCGTCCAGCACAAAAGATGTGGTAGAACCATCGCCTGTGAAGGTTGCTGGAGACACCTTGCTCTTGTTGACCACGTATCTGTCAACAATGAAGTCTATGTTCCTGAACAACAATGATTTGTCTGAGATTCTTTTCTTCAACAGCGCACTCGTGCCTGGCTGGCAGTAGCAGATGACCACAGCGGGCACCCAGCCCAATGGTGCGCGGTCTCCGGACTGTGTGGTCCTCATCCATAATGGAAGGTGTGTCCATTCCTTGTGTCCAAGGCTCTTCATTCTTGTGCGCATGTTTGCCAGCGCGTTTGGATACAGCGTTGACATGAAATCTAGATCAGCGCTCAACTGATTAGCGAACCTGACTTTTGAACCTGAGGTACTGAATGCCAACCCACTCCTGTGCGTGACTTCGTAGACATCGGTGTCGGTAGTGATATTGGTGGAACCTGCCCTCGGACCCAGTATGGGATAGGCCACATCTGACCTGAGGGTGACACTGCTGGAGATAGAATCGCCACTGTTGTTGACCAGATCATCCTTCATGTCTATGTACACGACTTCGTATTTGATTTCCCCGTTCTCTTTGGCCACCGCCGTCTTGATGTCACCAAAATACAAGGACTTGGCGGAATGGTTCTGTTCCATCTGTTGCTGTAGTGTGGTCAGTGTCTGCTCTTCCAGACCGGCCATCAACAGTATTTCCGCTTTGTTTTTCATTCCAAAGTTGGCATCCTCTCCCCTGTATATGTACTCGGATGAGTTGATGTTTGGATCCTGTGCTATGCTGTAGAATATGTTTTGATCAATGAAACTGGTGGCGTGTCCCGTCATCGATGTGTACTCCTTGGTGGTGAAAGGTATATTGACACCCAAGGTGAATTCTTTGGTTGTGGCAGTTTCTTGGTATTGGTCGCTCACTGTGACCGTGAAAGTGAAAGAGGTTGTGCTGTCGGTGAAGTTGTCCTTGTCGATGGTGCCTATGAGGTTTCCCTGTGGTGACAAGGTTATGCCGGTGGGCAATGAACCCGCCGTAACGCTGTAGGTCAGCACTCGATTTGTCTCTTCGGTAACTGCCTCGATGCTCAACATACTTGGAATGTCTGCCGTCAGTGTGCCAACATTGGTCGGAGTGACGAATGCTATTCCTATGTCGATGTCACCGATCACTTTCATTGTGAAGGTTTGATCAGTGAACACGTTGATGCCTGCGGACAACTCCCTGTTTACCCGCATGGTGAATGTGTAATCTGTCTCTACCGCGGCCTGCCTAGGTAGCGTTCCGTGTATCTCTCCTGTCTGGGCGTTCAGGCTCAATCCCGTGGGCAGTGAACCTGACTGTAAGGAATAAGTGAATGCGGCTTCCAGTGGATCGGCGTCCAGCACGTCGATCTTGATCACACATTCGTTGTCATGACGGAATGTGCCAAGGTTGCTGGCGGTCAGGAATATTGGTCTCCTGCTTGAACTGAAGTCCACGGTAAGCGGTGACGTGCCTATCTCTGTCATGTCCACGGTGATGTTGGTGTTGTCCACTTTCCAGTAGTTTGCGGAATACACCAATATGTTGTTTTCCTGTGTTTGATATGTGGTGCCGTCGAAAACCCTCACATTGAAAGTGAAAGTTTTGCTCAATGATATGGTACTGGAGAAATCGTCGTCTGTGAGTTTTACCACACCGCTGATCAATCCTGTGTTGCTCATGGTGATACCGGGCGGCAATTCACCGCTGGATATCTCGTAAACCAAAGATTGTCCGGCTCTTGTGTCTAGGTCCGTGGCCACGACCTGGAAATTGATCTCCGCACCATCCAGAACCCAGTACAGTCCAACACTGGTGGAATCGTCCAGTTGTAGTTGCCCCGCGTTTGTGGTGAACTCTGGTGCGTCCTGTCCCTCTATGTCGAGGTAGAAACTCCTGTCCGTTATCTGTACACCGGCCGCGGCACGCACAACGAACGTGTATCTTGTGCGTTTCTCTACCTTTGCTGGAATACCGGATAACAGTCCCGTTGAAGAAAGTGTCATTCCGCCGGGCAGTGCTCCTGCTATGACCGAATAAACTATGGCCGTCGAATCTCCTGGTGCCACAGGATCGTTCGCCTCAAGTTGTAGTGAATACGAACTGTCCTCCTGATAGGTCGCTAGTTTGCCTGCTGTGGTCGTCCACACCGGTGTCGCCATAGAAAAATTACTCCTTCACTGGTATTTATTGGAATTATGAAGCGTTGAAATATGGTATAACGTACTCGCTTCCGCTGATCTTGATCCTTAAGTACCCAACCGGTCTGATCTCGTTTGCTGAATCAAGTGGCAAGTGCGTCGCGGCACCCACTGCACCAACCGTCGTCTGTGTTGGTGTCCTGAAATCTATCAATCCTGTTCCGTCCGTATTCAGTTTAAGATCCGCATTTGATACATGGGTGGTGATTTGATTGTCTGTGATGGAAACTTGGTCAATCACGACGGCACCTGTGCCGGGGCCTCCCTCTAACACTAGATCTTGGTTGGTCACTGCCGCTACGATTTTCGCACCCGATCCCATCAGGATCTGTGTTTGTGCGTATACTGTGTCGGCCAACAGTGTGCTTGGCACTTCTACTGTTGATCCTCCTATTGTGACCTGTCCCGTGGCATTGGGATTTATGTTAATACCACCGCCCGAGTTGGTTGCTATGATTCCGTTGCCACTGATCGCGATGTTGTCTATGTTCAGTTGTCCTGTGATTGTGTGCGTTCCTGTGGTCGTGATATCACCAGTTGACAGTGTGGTCTGGGCTTCCACGACACCTGTGCCATTTGCTGACAACTGTAGGTTTGCGTTGGTGGCGTTGGTGGTTATCCTGTTGTCCTTGATTCTTACCGAGTCTATGTCCGATTGTCCCGTTACCGTGTGTGTGCCCGTGGTGGCTATGTCAGATGTGGTAAGTGTGCCTGTAACGTTTACAGCCTCGTTCAGGTTGATGAATGTGGAATCGTCTGAACTGATGCTGGTGCCGTTGAATTTCAATGAACCTGCTATGACCGATCCAGTTCCGCCTGGCGTCAGATTCAAGTCAGCATTTGAGCTCGTGGAAATCGTGGAATCATTTATTGTGATGTTGTCTATCACTGCCGTGCCCGACAGTGTGGCCACGCCTGAGGCCGTCAAGGCCGACACTGTTGTTGTGCCTGACACATCCAGGGCACCCGTTACGTCAACATCTTCTGCGACTGTGATTTTCGTGGAATCCGCCGCGCTCAAGGTCGTGCCATTGATTGTTACCGCACCCGCCACAACATTACCTGTGCCGCCCGGCGTCAGGTTGATGTCTGCGTTCGAGGCAGAACTTATCGTGTTGTCGTTGAATGTCAGATTGTCAATGTTGACTCCACCTGAGCCATTTCCTGTTATGGTAAGAGAACCGTTGGTTGTGTTTGTCGTTATAGTTGTGCCGTCGATCTGGACTTGGTCCGCTTCGAACACACCCACCACCTTGGTCTGGTCACTGGCCGCATTACCTAGGTTGATGTTGCCGTTGGCGAATATGTTGCCTGTGGCAGTTATGTTTCCTGATGCCGTGATGTTGCCGCCCACCTCCAGGTTCTCGTTGATCTGTATCTGAGTGGAATCATCTGAAGTGATCGATGTTCCTGAAATCCTGATGGCGTCCGCAACGACTCCGCCTGTGCCTGAGCCTGACAACACAAGGTCTGCGTTGGAGGCGTTGGCCGATATCTGGTTGCCTGATATGGTTACCTGTTGTCCGAACGGCGAGGCACCATACAACTCCGTGAAGTTGTCGTTGATCTTGGTGAACGCCGTCCTTAACGGATCACCTGTCTTGTCATTGGGATTGCTACCCACGTTGATAGATTGTCTTGCCATCTATTATCCTGCGCTCACTTTCAGTGTTCCCGAATCATTCCACAGTTGTCCAGAGACACTGGGGTCACTGGTTGGTAGATTGGGCATTAATACTTTAATTGTTGTCAAGGAAACTCCACCTGTTCCTGCGGCATCTAGCACTAGATCCGCGTTTGAGGCGTTTGACGTGATCTGATTTCCGGATATGGTCACTTGTGAATCCGCCGCGGTCTCGTCGTAGAGCTCACTAAACATGTTGTTGATCTTGTTGAACGCCACACGCAGTGAATCGCCTGTGCCGTCGTTCGAAGTAGATCCTATGTTGATGTTCTGTCTTGCCACTTTTTAATCCTTGTTTGTAGGAATATTTATTGAAATTTCTATAAACCTAATGTGAATTTTTACACATTTATCAAGGTCCTGACAAACTTGTATGTGGTGCTGTCGGAACTGATGGGCACCATCCTCACTCGAACGTTGCCGGAGTCGATGTCGGCCGTGAACGTGGCCATAGCGTCGTCTGTGGAACTGACCACGGTGTCATTGATGTAGGCGTTTGTGCCGTCGTGTGTGACCGCGACAGTGTGTAAAGCGAACCTGGAATTGGTTGTGTCTGATATTGACACTTCGTATTTGCCGGACCTATAAGTGGCCGCCGCGAAGGTGTCCAGGTTGGTGATCGTGGAACTGCTGGTGGTGGCGTCTCCGTCACTGATGTCACCTCTGGTCAAAGCCGTCACGCCCGTAATGTTGGTTGCGGTAAGGGTTCCGTTTATGTTGACATCGTCGGAGAATTGGACCGCGGTTGAATCTGTGGAGATTATGACATTGGTGTTCAGCGTGTCCGCACTCAAAGTGCCTGACACGTTTAAGCCATCCGTTATCTGTATCGCTGAACTATCATTGGAACCGATGGTGTTGGTGTCGATGGTGTCAACAGATAGTGTGCCAGTAATATTCACGGCGTCATTGATCTGTATGGGTGACGAATTATTACCATTGATTGAATTCACGCTTAGGTTTGCCGTGATGTCAACAGATTCGGCCAGCGTGATTGTTGCGCTGTCCGTGGAACTGATAGTGGTGCCATTGATTGTGAGGGCACCCATCACGATGTTTCCGGTTCCCGAAGCACTCAACACAAGGTCATCGTTTGTTCGCGTGGCCTCTATGTGGTTGTCTCTGATCTGTATTCCTTCGAGTTCAATAACACCCGTTCCGGAAGCGGATAGTTTTAAATTGGCGTTCGTCTGGTTGGCTGATATCTCATTGCCGTCAATGGTGATCTGTGATGTGACCGGTGATGCCGCGTACAACTCGATCATCATCGTGTTGATGTTGGTCATCGCGGTTCTTAGATCGTCACCTGTACCGTCGTTCGCCTGTGATCCTGTGTTTATTGGTATCCTTGCCATCTATTAACTCGCTATTAAACCGTAGTTCCTTAACACCGTCAGTATGGCATCTATGGCCACGTCGTTCTTGGTGCTACCATCACTGGTGTAACTGATCGCTGACTGCTGTGCCACTGGCGTTGTTCCATGGAATCCCACGTTGCCATCCAGTTGAACTGCGTCATCCACGTTTATCTGTGTGCTGTCAGTCGCACTTATCGTTGATCCACTGACGGTCAGTGCGCCTAACACCACTGCGCCTGTTCCGCTGGGCTGTATGGATATGTCAGCGTTACTGCCATTAGAGGAAATACTGTTAGTCGTCAATGACCCTGCCGTCACACTCCCGGTCACGGTTGCCCCACCGTTCATGTTGGTGGCACCGGTCACTGTCAGAGTCGAATTCAATGTGGCCGCACCTGTCACTGCCAATGTTGAGCTCAATGTCGTCGCTCCTGTTACATTCAGCGTTGTGCTTACCGATGTGTTTGATGAAAGAACTATGTTGCCTGTGCCGTTGGCAGACAGTTTAAGGTCATCATTTGATCTGTTGGTCGAAATGTTGTTGCCATCCACTGTGATTGCGTCCAGCACGATGTTACCTGTGCCGTTAGGAGTGATCGTGATGTCTGCGTTCGTGCCTATTGATGTTATGGCCGAACTGTCTATCTTGAGTTGGTCAATCTCTATGGATCCGGTTCCGTTTGGTTGTATCACTAGATCACCGTTTGTGAATGGGGATATCAACATTCCGCCCAGTCCCGCTTCCGCTAGTGAGGTGTAATTTTCAAGGAAATTGGCATTGATTTTGGTCATAGCGGTACGTAGAGTATCACCTGTTGCTGGATTACCTAGTGTTCCTGTGTCTATTATTTTTCTCGCCATAATTTGCTATTCGTATTTATTAAATATCAATATGTTCATAGAAACCCTCAAAACACTGCGATTGCACAAAAGGGAGAGCAAACTTGGCACTGTACACACATTCAGACGCACATACACCCTCTACGTTTTCCGCTGTGACGCC